TCCCGCGCACTCTCATAGCCCCCAAGCGTTTCCGCAAAGAAGTCAGTGTCACGGCCAGCAAACGATGCCCCTGCGTCTCGCAGAGCCGCGAAGCCCAGCATCATACGCTGCTGCCGTGACAGGTTGGCGTATGGGTCTGTCGGGCTTGTATCCGGCGCGTCGGAAAAGCCGCCAAAAAGGTTGCTCATAAACCCTTGGGGCTGCGGATCAGGTGTCATGCTTGGTACTCCTTGAGGGGCTGCGCCCCCGATGTTTTCTTGCGCCCATGCCCGCGCCCAATCCGGCGTACTTGTGCTGCGGTGTGACGGCCCCCAATAGCGCGACGGCCCCACGTCAAAGTGCAGGGTGTTGTCGTAAAACCCAAAGCCCCTGAAACCTGCGTCTCGCGCCTGAGAAGCCAACGCCAAGCGGTCATCAATCGGCATTCCACGCACGTTAATGTCAAACGCATTCCCGTGCGTGTGCTGACTGTTCGACGCGCCACCGACTTGGCGATTATACTCCGGGCTACGATAACCGGATATAACGTCGAGCGGTTGGCCGTATGCCGCGCTCAAGGCGTCGTAGGCTGCTTGCGCTTCTGGACTGATAGCCATTTACAAAAACCTTAAACCGGAGCGACGCCTTGCTCAATTCGCAAGCCAGTATAGTTGACGCGCAGATATCCGTCTTCCCCTGTCTCAACCAAGTGCGGGTAAATCTCTTCAAGCTCTTGGGCAATAACACCCATTGGCGGTGTGTCGTCAGCGCCAATGCGTTTGGCCTCATCGTTCCATGTCCAACGATAATACTTTACGCCGTTCTCAGTCGCGAGGTGCTGGATGTTATCCTTCAAGCGTCGATCAGACATAGCCCCTATGCCTTGGCCCAAAGCGCCAAACCCACCAAGAATATCCCCAAACCCAGGGGAACTTGTTTGCGTCGTGCTTGTACCCGACAGTGAGCCGCCCGCGCCTGCTGCACCGCCCAGCGCGGAAAGTTGTTGCAGCGGAAAATTTTGCTGGCGCATGAACTCGTTGATCTGCGCGTTGAGGATGTCTTGCTCAGTGCCTTGCTGCAAAGCCCCTAGCTGTTGCATACCCGCCGCAGCTTGAGCCGCAGCGCCTTGGCCCATTTGTAGTTGGGACATCGTGGCTGCTTGCGCCTCGTTGTAGCCTTGACGCATCAAGTTGGCGATCATCTCGTCTCGGCCCAGTTCGTACTGCGCTTGGCGTTCAGCCTCATAAACACCACGACGCTCATTGCCGAATGCGCCAGCGCGCGTGATGTCTGCCATCTCGCCAGTGCGGGCAATTTCACGCTCGCGGGCCATTCGAGCCAAGGTGGGGTCGATGACGTTTTGCGTGTAGCCCGAAAGATTGGCTTGGTTCATGGCCGTATAGTCTTGCGGCGTCATCGCGGACACATCACCAATACCCTGGTAGTATTGCTGCGCGCCCATCGACAGGGGTGACACACCAGCGACCATCGGGCCTTCGAACGGGTTGAACTCCATCCCCGCGACTTCTTCCGCAGCAGGGAAGTATGTGCCTCTGTAATAGTCCTCGACGTATTCGGGCATATCCACCCGTGTCGAACTTGTTTGGCTACCGCCCATGCTACAACTCCATTTCGTAGACGCGGTGCGTCTCTTTGAACCCGTGTTTCGGTGCGTGTTTCAGCCACCCTAACCGCGCGTCGGCAGAAACCCTATCGCAGTCCATATCAACAGCAAATCGTTTCATTGTGCCCAACGCCTCGTCTATCCACATCGACATGTCTATTCCAGCGACGTGCATAATTTTTAAAATTCGGCTCCGAGGGTGCTGAATTATTTCCGTCACCAAAACGGCCTTCAGCGTGTCCTCACTAACGATCACCCAAAGCTGGGCATGCCCAGCTAGGATCGCCGCGTAAATGTCTTCAGTCCCAACGTCTCGCGCGATACGTCGCTGCGACAAAGCTAAGACAGGCTCTGCAATCTCCCAAACCAAATCGACTTGGTCTTTTCCGATCAATTGCACTCGCGGTGTCATGTTACCCCATTATCCAAAAAGTGTCACGCATGTAGCCTCGTAATACCTATCGTAGCCGCAGGCGCTGCCGGGGCGTATGCCGTCGCCGCCACGGCGTCTAAGAAGCCGTTGGTATTATCGACGGCCCACACCACCTCAAGATAGTCTCCCGCGGACACAGTGAAAGTCGTGGCACGCGACACTACGGTCGTGGCGTTGTTTTGGTGCAAAGCGGCGACGATGGTGCTGCCTGTTTGGTCAACGCCGTTGATGCGAGGCCAAAAGCGGAACCGCACAGTTGACCCGGATGTCGAACTAATCTGCCCCGAAAACGACACCATGTAGTGACCGCCTTCTTCGAAGACGATGCGTGATGCCGGGGTGCCGTTCGTAATGCCGTCTGATAACGAGGCTGTGAATGTCAGCGGGTACGCGGTATCGACCAGCGCGGCAGTGACATCAGACGTGATCGTACCAGCGTAATGGCCGTCTTCCAGAACCACCTGACGCCACTCGTTGTTCTTGGAAACGACAGGGTAGCCGTTGACGTTGTCCCACAAGAGGATGCCGTTTTCAGACGGGTTGTCGTCGGCATCTTTGAAGTTCAAGCGCACAAGCTGGCGCAATAAGGATCGCACAAGTTGACCGCCCCATGCGCGCCAATCGTCACCTCGCGGCTGTGGTATCTGCGGTGCGCTCATCGACGACCTGCTTCTGTCGCGTTGATGCGAGGAACACCGAACCGCCAGCCCGTGAGCGTGTTACCCACCACCCGCATGCGCGCTTGGCGTCCGCTGAAGCGAATGCTTGTAGGGTTGGCCATGGTATATGGGCCGTGCGAAGTTTCCGCGCCATTGGGGTAGCGGCGTGTCTTAAATGTCAGCGTCACATCGCCTTGCGTACCCTCGTCGGGTATCAGCTTATGGGCATTCAAAAGGCGTTCCCCATTGCCAAGCATTGCTGGCCCGCTTTCGGCAAAAACCTCTAAGCCGTCGTAAGTGAAGCCTGTTTCGTGGTCATATAGATCGCTTGTGGCGTCGGCGTAAATTGGAGTACGGAACACGCCACGGTCAAAGCCCGCTGTTCGATCCATCTTGCCGATCAGCCAATGGTTTTCCTTATAATCGTAGGCGACATAACTGTCGATCTCGGTCGAGCCAGCCGAGCAATAGAACCACCATGCTTCGCCGTGCTGCCCGTTGCTTACCGCCCAGGTTTTACTGATCTGGGCGGTGTTGATGTCTTTGAAGACCGCGTCGTGGACCTCGCATGGCAACTCTTGCACGTTCTGCCCATCAAACCGGAAAAAACCACGTTGGCCCATCCAGAACACGCCGTTGTCAGTTGCGGTGATAGCTTTGCGCGCGGCGAGGCCGCAGGACGATCCTACGCGCTCCCATTGGTAGACAAAGGGTGGCCCGACGTAGATGGCGCGATGAGCGTCAACATCTGTCACCACAAGCGTTTGCCCATCGGCGCGTATACCTGCCATGATCTGGCCGGGGGTCTGAAGCGTTTGGGATCCCGCTTGATTGGTCGCGGCGGCAGTCCACGTCGTGTTGTTCTCTTGGTCACACCACGCGACTTTTCGCGGGTCGCTATCCGCGCCCAGCGCAAACAAAAAACGCTCTTCTGTGACAACCAAGCCGACACACCCTGTCGGGGAATTGGTGATCTGCGCGGCCAAAGCCCCCGTGTTTAGCTGCCACTCGTAAATCTTACCGTCAGATACGCTGCACGCGACAAGGTATTGCCCAAAGTTGTCCAGTGACCACGTCGTCGCTTCGCTGAAGTTTCCGGTGTCTGGCCTCACCGAACCGTACACGCCTGATCCAAAAAACCCGCCCCCAAAACCAGTGTTGACCGTAGCGTCTTCAATGCCACTCGCCAGCCCGCTGGGCGTAATGTCAGTGATCACACCACCTGACGTGACCACCTTCAAGCTGTCGTATGTGCCGCCCGCAATCCAGCGAGCGCCACTGTTGTCTTGCCATGGTATTAGCGCTCGCGGGGCTGCGCTGAACATGTTTGGGACACGTTCCCGCCAACCGCCGATTGGTCGCAAGCTACCCTCGCGCCAGCGGACCAAGCTCCCATCGCGCCAACGGCCCGCCCCCTCAAGGTCTGTACCGTTGCGAAAAAACCCTGGTGGCAGCTTTAGAGATATAAAAGGCACGTCAATCTCCCGCGAATGGATCAAGCCAGCTTTGTGACAATTAAGCTAGCGCCTTGAGGGTTAATGCCAGAATAATCCGTTGAGGGTCGGCTTGAAACATTAGCCGACGCATAAACCTGCAACTCGATATCAGCGGGAGACGCGAGAGTTACTACGCCCGTAGCGTGCATAGAGGCGTTGCCACTATCCCCATCGCCGTCAACTAGCCTCATTGCGGCACTTGCGGCAATAGATGTTGACGCAGTTGTGTTCTGAATGCGTAGTTGTGCATTGTCTCTCAGCTCGCGGTCTGTAACCGCAAAGGCTTGCATAAGGTACGTCCCTGAAGGCAGGGTGACTACGTTGGAAGATATAGACGCCCCGGAAATATCATTGTGGCTTTGCTCGATCTGCCGCTTTACCCATGTATCCTTCGTTAGGTCAAAGCGGGCAGTCTCAACAGCAACGAGAATCCTTGTTTCAATCGCTGCTTTAACTTTAGCAGGCGTTACAAGAGCTTCAGTGGTGCTTGTACCCGCCTCCCAATCCGACTCTGGCAGAATATTAATATCGACGCCCACCACGTCGCCGTCGCTGTTCCATTGCGCATATTGGCCACTTGTTCCAGCCGTGCCTGTCACAAGCACGTTGTCAGCGCCCGTAAGACTTGTCACACCGTCAAGCAAATTAAGTTCGGTGGCAGACGCCGTCAGCGCGTTGTAGTTGGCCAGCGACCACGTCACCCCGGCCAACAGGTTTAGTTCCGTTGTACTTAGGGTTGCCCCGTCAAGGATCGCGAACTCTGTTGCGTTGGTCCCACCAAGCAGAGTGTCTAAGGCGCTCCAATTCGAGTTTAGATAACCGCCCCAGGCGTCTTCATCTCCACCGACAGTTGGCAGGTTCCACGAATAGTTTGTTGTGCTAGCGGGCATGTCACGTCTCCTTACGGGGGCATATTAGCCTATTCCGTTAAGACAAGCGAGTAGCTTGCGCGTAAAGCGTAAATTAGCTGTTGACGTGACGCGACACAGACGCTATTGTGACGTATCACAGAGGAGAACGACAATGACTAGATACAAAAAAATTCAAACCAAGGCTCGCACTTTGGGTATCGACACAGTCCAAGACAAGTACTGCTCGCCGCGCGGGTACTGGATCACAAAGCCTGACGGCGAACCGCTTTGGGCAGAAGACAGTTTCGCCGGATCGCTAGATGAGCTGCATTCAATGGTCGAAGAGTACGCAGCCGGATTTTCGGCCTAACCCAACCGCCCCGGTCCAGCGCCGGGGTAACCAACCGAGGAGAACGACAATGACAAAAGACAATTTTAACTTCGAATGGGCTTCGCCAAATCATGGAGGATCGCGAGCTTGTGGCGACAATTCAATCAGAGTTTCCATCAACAAAGGTGGGAACAAAAAG